CTAATGCTATATGGATATGCGGTGGTGGTTCAATTACATTAATTAGTGCTGTTGGCGGTGGTTATGGTACTTTATCATTTACAGGTGCTTATAGGTGGACTAATACTTCAGGCACTACATATGTTTATTCATTCACCGCTATTGCAACAAGAGAAAGTGCATAAGGAAAAATTATGGCATATACATACAAAAAAGTAGAAGGTCAGGAAAAACAGTACCAAATTACTGCCGACAACAACGGAACAGAAGTAGTATTTAGCGTAGGCGTTGGAACAGATGAATCTGAAATTGAAGGTTTAGTTCAACATCACTTAGCTTATTTAAACGCAGACAAAACCCCTGTAATTACTTATGCAACTAAACGCCAAACAGAATACCCACCTGTAGCCGAACAATTAGATACCTTGTATCACGGTGGTTACGATGCTTGGAAAGCAGAAATTCAAGCAATTAAAGACAAATACCCAAAGGAATAAATAATGTTAGAACTAACACCTGAACAAGAAGTACAGCGCAGCTACAACGCTGCAATGGATAGCGTAACCCTGTTATTGGCTGGCAAACCTGAACTAATGACTGACGAAGATTGGGCAGATACAGTTAAAAGGAACAAAGACCACCTACAGATTCAGCTAGATAAAGGTGACTATTACGCTGGCTATGACTTAACACCGTTTGAACAGGCAGTAGCATGATTAAGCTAGAGCTATCCGTTGAGGAAGTAAACGGCATATTGCTGGCTTTAGGCGAACTGCCAACTAAAAGCAACGCTATGTTCCTTATCCAGAAAATCAAGGAGCAGGCTGATCCGCAGGTTTCCCCGCCAGTTCAGGAATAATATGAAAACGACCATTCCCGCCCGCACACTAGAAGGTGGACTAATTGAGCCGCACCACGAAATAGAAGTGGTGTGTTCGGCTTGTGGTTACGACTTGGATGAAGCCGAATTGCAAGCCGATGTCTGCTCAGACTGTAACGCTCCCTTAAACCTTAAACAACATATATCTATCCATGCGACAACTGTACCTGCCGCTGGTGGCGGAGTAATGTAAGGTGAAGTTCTATGTCCGACCCGTTAGGTCTTACCGATGGAGTAAAGGGGCTTAGTTCTGGGCTGGATTCTGCTCGTGAGGCGGGCAAGTCTGTCAGTAAACAGATTGAGAACATACAAAGAGATGCAGTCGATGTAGCACAGCAGCAAGCGCAAGAGCGCATACGGGCAAGACGGGAAGCAGAATTTAGGAAGGAACGAGCGCTGATTAAAGCGCTTGATGAGTGGAAACGAAAGAAGCAGATCTCCGATGAGGAGGCTGATTTAAAGATTAAGTTTGTAAAGCAGTACGGTGCCAAAGAATGGGACGCATTGCTTAAGATTAAGCTGGATATTGAGAACATGGAACGCAAGAATAACGAAGAGTTCCAGCATGATTTGAAGGCTGTAAGGCGGGTACAGTTTTATTGTTTTGTTGCCGCATTGGTTGTAACCCTGTGGCTTAAGTTTATTTTAGGAGCTTTTTAAATGTTTCCATTAGGCGCACTACTTGATATTGGCGGCAAGATACTAGATAAGGTATTCCCAGACCCAGCACAAGCTGAACAGGCTAAGTTAAAACTGCTTGAAATGCAGCAAAACGGTGAGCTGGCTCAAATTGCGGCAGATACTGCGGAGCAGCAAGAGCTTACTAAACGGCACGAAGCGGACATGGCTAGTGATAGCTGGTTGTCTAAGAACATCCGCCCTATGACGCTTGTTTTTATTTTGGTTGTTTACACTAGTTTTGCTGGTCTATCTGCTGCCGATATTGAGGTAAACAATAACTACGTAGAACTGCTTGGGCAGTGGGGTATGCTCATTATGTCGTTCTACTTTGGTGGCAGAACCCTTGAAAAGATTATGGATATGAAGTCGAAAGAGAAACAAGATGCAGCTAAGTGAACATTTCACCCTAGACGAGCTGACCCATACGGATCACCGTCAGTTTGACAATACGCCCAACGCCGCCGAAATGGCTAACCTTGTGCGCCTAGCCAATTTCCTAGAAGAAGTTAAAACGGTACTAGGTGGAAAGCCTGTAATGATTAACTCTGCTTTTCGTAGCAAGGCTGTGAATGATGCCGTTGGTTCCAAAGACAGCAGCCAACACCGCATTGGTTGCGCTGCTGACATTCGTGTTCCAGGCATGACTCCTGATGAAGTCGTAAAAGCGGTGATTGCTTCTGGTATTGGATATGACCAGATTATTCGTGAGTTTGATCGGTGGACACATATTAGCGTACCTAACACAAAAGAAATGACACCACGCCGACAAGCGCTTATCATTGATAAGCAAGGCACACGTTCATTTTCCTAGGGTAAACCCGCATGCCATTACAAAAGCTCCAGTTTAAGCCAGGTTTAAACAGGGACCAAACTAACTACTCCAACGAAGGCGGTTGGTACGAGTGCGACAAAATTCGTTTCCGTTCTGGCTATCCACAAAAGATGGGCGGTTGGCTCCGCTACAGCACACAAACTTTAGCGGGTATATGTAGGCAGGTTTTCAACTGGATTACAACCGCTTCAAATAATTACCTAGCCCTTGGAACCTCAAAAAAACTCTACATTGAGGCAGGTCAAATTATTTATGACATTACGCCGATTCGTCAGACTTTTGTCAGCCCCGCAACTAATAACTGCTTTACGACCGCAAACGGGTCTAAGACGGTAACAGTAACCATTGCTGCCCACGGGGCTGCGGAAGGCGATTACGTAACCTTTTCGGGCGTAGTTGGACCTATTGGTGGAATACCCGCATCTGAGTTTAATGCCGAGTTTATTGTTGACTTTATTACCGTAAACACATTTACCGTCACCACAACTACTGCGGCTACGTCTTCTACTTCTGGCGGTGGCACAGCAATTACAGCCGCTTTTCAAATACCAATTGGTAACGACAATGCTTCTGTTGGTTACGGCTGGGGCGCTGGTGTGTGGAGCCGTGGTGCATGGGGTTCAGGTGCTGGTGTTCCTGTAGTTAATCCGCAGCGGGATTGGTTCTTGCAGAACTTTGACGATGACCTTGTGGCTAATATCCGTAATGGCGCTATTTATTACTGGAAAAACTCTGGCGGTACAGGGGTTAGAGCCACTTTGCTGTCAGCAACAACCATAGATGGTATTGCTCCTTCTGACGTACCTGCGGAGGCTATGCAGGTTTTAGTCTCTCAGAACGACAAGCACCTTCTTTGTTTTGGGGCTACTCCGTTTGGAGGCGGTGCTTTTGACCCACTTCTTATCCGCTGGGCTACCCAAGATCAACCTAACGTCTGGACTCCGCAAGTTACTAATTCAGCAGGGTTTTTACGGGTTTCCCGTGGTTCTGCCATTGTTTGTGCGGCTGCAACACGGCAGGAGATTCTTGTATTTACCGAGGGCACGTTAAATTCTTTACAGTTCGTAGGAACCACAGATGTATTTAGTTTAAACGAGCTGGCTGACAACATCTCCATCCTCAGTCCTCGTTCGGTTGCCGTAGTAAACAACACGGCGTATTGGTTTGGGCATGACAAGTTCTATGCCTATGGCGGACGTGTAGAGACGCTCCCTTGTACTATCCGTAATCACATATTCCAGAACCTGAACTACGATCAAGCAGACCAGATTGTGTGCGGAACTAACGAGGGCTGGAATGAGATTTGGTGGTTCTACCCCACAGCAGATAGTCAAGTTAACAATGCCTATGCGATATACAACCATTTAGAGAAGATTTGGTATTACGGCACAATAGACCGCACTGCGTGGTCAGACTCATCACTAAGGGAATACCCTCAAGCCCTGACTGCAACTTACTTTACAGGTGCTATTTCGGGCACCACTTTGACTGTAACAGGCAGTATGGTGGGCTATTTGCAGGTTGGTTCCGTAATTACTGGCACAGGGGTAGCTACAGGAACGACTATTACTGCTTTAGGTACAGGTTTGGGCGGCGCAGGAACATATATAGTTAATATATCCCAGCTTGTAGTTCAGACTAGTATGACAGGCGACAGCATCATATACAACCACGAGCAGGGTGTAGATGACAATATCCTGCCAATGAACTCCTATATTGCCTCGTCTGACTTTGACTTGGTGGACGGCGATCAGTACATTCTAACCAAACGGATAATCCCTGACTTGAACTTTGCTGGATCTACAGCGGCTGATCCTGAAGTCACTATGTTTATCAAGCCACGGAACTTCCCAGGCAATGCCTACTCCAATACCGAGACGGGCGCAGTTATTGAGACTTCGGTTGATATATACACCGACCAGATCTTTATGCGGGCTAGGGCACGTCAGATGGCAATTGAGATTGAATCCACCGATTTAGGGGTGCAGTGGCAGTTGGGAAGTCCTAGGCTTGATGGCAGACCAGACGGAAAACGCTAATGGGGATGCAAAAGTTTCGGGCACCAGCTTTGCCTCTGGCTACCCCCGAATATAACGAGCAGCAGTTAGCCCAGTTAATCGGCGTTTTAAGGCTGTATTTCACCCAGTTGGACTCAAATGCCGCTTTACAAGTTGACGGAATTCGGCTATTAAATTTACCAACATCGGGTTACAATCTGCCAGAAGGCACTGTATTTAAGGTCGGGGAAGACTTAAAGATTGTCGTACCCAATGTTTCTTATTTATTTGGGGTATCTGCCACAGCTAATGTGGGGACAGTAACGGTTACAACCGTGTAACAACGTAATAAAGTACTACTTAATTTAGACGAGGTGTGATATGGCTGGTGGTGGCGTAGGCGAGGCAAT